TGACGATATCGCCAGCGACATTGAGGATGTTTTTGGTAACGCTACGAAGAGCCGGGCTCGAACTATTGGGCGTACGGAGGCTTCGTTTGCTGTTAATGAGGGCCAGTTGATTGCGGCTTCTCAGTCTGGGTTGCGTTACAAGATTTGGTTGTCGTCTCAGGATGAGAAGGTTCGGCATACGCATACGAATACCGATGGGCAGGCTCGCTTGTTGATGGATCCGTTTGTTGTCGGCGGAAATCTGATGATGCATCCGGGGGCTCCGACGGCTCCTGCTGAGGAGACGGTGAATTGTCGTTGCACAATGCTGTTTACCGATAAGGCTGTAACTGGTGCGCTTGCTGAGTTTGATATTGATCCTGTTGCGTTGCGGACGGCTCGTTTGGGTTCTCAGGTTGGCACTATCGTTGCTGGGGCTGTAGCCTTATCTGTGGCCGCTACATCAGGCCAAGAAACAGCAGACGACTAGAGAAACTATATGCTCACACGTTGGGGTGGCTAGTTGTCATAGTCTTTACCCAAACACGGTCACAGGAGGCCAAAGCCAGTGGAACTATCCCACAAGAATGCGCGAGTCGAAGCCAAAGCCATCAACGACGTTGAAGGCACAGTAGAAGCCGTCGTTTCGGTGACGAACATCGTAGATAACGTAAACGACGTTATCGAACCCGGCGCTTACATCAAGACGCTTGGTAAGCGTATCCCTAAAGGCGTATGGTCACACGACACAACCATCCCGGTGGCCCGCACCCTGTCAGCGGTAGAACTCATGCCCGGAGACGAACGACTCCCCGCCCACCTACAAGAAGTAGACGCCGGCGGCGTACTCGTCAAAATGCAATTCAACCTCAACACCACCCGAGGACGCGAAGCCTACGAAGATATCAAATTCTTCGGCCATGAACAAGAATGGTCAATCGGATATTCCGTCCCCGAAGGCGAATCAGAAATGAAAGCCGAAACCGGTGTACGCCACATCAAGTCTCTTGAATGGTACGAATACAGCCCCGTCTTGTTCGGCGCTGCACCCGGCACCAAAACAGTGAGCGTTAAAGAAATACCGGTCGAAGCCAAAGAGGCCGAAGAAACCGAACTCAAAGGCCCAATTAAAAGCCACGCAGTAGGCTTTGACGATGACCGCCCTTGGAAAGCAGCGATGTATAAAAACGTTCGGTCTCCTGCTGACAAAGAATACTATTCAGATATTTTCGCTTTCCACAAAGATGGCGAAGACCCGAATTACAAAACGAATTACTCTTTCATCCACCACTATGTTGGGTCAGATGGCCGGGCAGGTGCGGCAGCATTAGGTGGACTTAGAGAGGGTATAGGTTCTTTGAATGGCGCCCGAGGCGGCACTATTCTAAGAGGTAGCGATAGAAAAGGCGTGTACAACCATTTGGCTCGCCATTATCGCGAAGGTGGAGAAACTCCACTTGATTTAAAATCAGATGAGTACCTTGATTCTGTCATGGAATTAAAAGCATCTCTTTCTGGCTTTGAATATGAAGAAATCGACTCCTTAATATTTAAAGGGGCAGAAATAAACGAAATCAAATCCTTACTGGAGGATACTATGGCTGACAACGCCGAAACTATTGAAACCACCGAGGCCGAGGTTGCACCCGAAACCGGTGGCGACCTCCAGAGCATCCTGTCTGACGCTATGACCGCATTGAACACGCTGTCTGCCCGTCTAGGAGACTTAGAAGAGAAGGGCGGCGATGTCGCTGGCTTCTCCAACACTGACGCAGATTCCGCTGAGCGGGCTGATGGTGCTGGCGAAGACGCTCCTGATGCTGTAGCCAACTTGTCCCATGGCGGCGACAACACTGCTGCTGAGATGACCGAGGCTGGTACCCCTGCTGGTAACGCCGAAGACGCTCCTGCTCCCGCTCCTGCCCCTAAGAAAGCCCCCAAGGCTAAGAAAAAGGGTGAGGACGAAAAAGCAGACGAGGTTGAAACTGAAGTTACTGAAGTAGAAGCCGAAGAAGCCAAGGCCGAAGAGGTCGAAGCCGAAGCGGTTGAAACTGTAGACGAATTGTCGTTTAAGGAACTCCAAGAGTTCCACACGCTTTTGTCTTTCTCCGACCTCGGAGAGTAACGACACCATACCCTCCGCGATGCGTGGCGCGTCGTGTGACATAATATGTGGACAACACGAAAGGTTGACCACATGAGCGATCTACATGAAGAGATGTCGCGGACATCATCAAGCGCGCCGAAGTTGCGTATTGACTCGATCCTTGAGGCCATGGATGACGACGACAAAACGTCGCTCCTCGCGGCCCTTAACGATGATGGGGTTCAAAACCAACGGATTTCACATGTCCTAACCGACAGGGGATGGCCCGTGTCGTGGAGCGCAGTTCGCAACTGGCGGGCCAGAAACTAATGGCCGGTAAATTAAGCGACGACTTCAAAGAGGATATTGCTAAATCCCGGCTCGGAAAAATCGCTGACCTGTTAGAACGGTCAGGGATCGAAACGGAAGAGATAGGGAGCATCGAAAAGGTGCGTATCTCTGAATGGCAAAGCATCACCAAAAACGACGAAGGCGAAGCCGAAGTTCATGACCTTGGCGGCGTCTCTGTAGTCATCAACCCGGCGTGGGCAACTGGCCCTGAATGGCCAACCATTCAACAAGCCGCCCCTATGACCGTCAAACCGGTGCCGAAGAAAAAGAAAACGGCTAAGAAATTCAAGACTGCTGTTATTCTCCCCGATCCGCAAATCGGGTACAGAATGTATGACGACGGTGAAATGGATCCTTTCCACGACGAAGAGTGCATGTCGATTGCTTTGCAGTTAACGAAGAACCTTGACCCTGACCTGATTGTGAACCTCGGGGATTTCCTCGACTTCGCAGAGTTCGGTCGGTTCGAGATGGAACCAGCGTTCGCTAAAACGTCGCAAGCAAGCATTGACCGCGGCCACAAGTTCCTATGTGAGCAACGTGCTAATGCTCCTGACGCCCACATTGTTCTCCTCGAAGGGAACCATGACCGGCGTTTGCAAAAAGCGGTAACGAATAACACTGCTGCTGCGTTGCATCTCAAACGAGCCGAGGTTCCTGAAGACTGGCCTGCTTTGTCAGTGCCGTTCCTTCTACGCCTCAACGAAGACCATTTGAACGTCGAATACGTTGGCGGATACCCGGCAGGCATTTATTGGGTTAACCAAAACCTTGCTTGCATCCATGGGCACATCACCCGTAGTAACGCTTCGACAGCGAGAGCAGTTGTGGACGACGAACGTACCAGTATCATCCACGGACATATCCACCGCATCGAGTTGCAGCACAAAACCCGGCGAACCTTTGAGGGTCCTAAACGTAGCCTCGCTGCGTCCCCCGGTTGCTTGTGCCGTATCGATGGAGCGGTCCCCGGTGTGAAGGGTTCAACAGACCCTCACGGAAGACCAGTCAACGCGGTGGAAAACTGGCAGCAAGGCATGGCAGTAGTCACTTACGAAGAAGGTAACGGAAACTTTGATGTCGAACTCGTCCCAATCTCCCGAGGTGAGGCCATCTTCCGCGGGGAGTACTACTCAGCCTGAGGGGCAAGGGGGATTCGATGATGAAATCCCGCAGGCCACTCATTTCCCTGTCATAACTATTGTTCTTTCGTTCGACGACCCGTCGGAACCAAACCATGTTGATTTAGGTTCGGTCCCTCCGATGGTTGCCGCGTCGGCGTTAAAACGGATCGCTTCTGAACTCGAATGTTTGGCGTGGCCAAGCCGGGTGACTTACGGCGGGCAAGTTGTTTTCGACCCTACGGTAAACGTTGGAGGGTTAGATGGCTGGGAAATCGACGAAGACGAAGACGAAGATCCAACTGAATAAACCGGGTTTGTGACCCCCGTCACACGCTTACACTCTCTATATGTAAGACTGGTGGTCAGCAGGGTGCTTACCTTGTAGACATAAGTACACCCACTATTTACTAAGAGGTAAAAACAATGGCAGTAGATTCCCACCTTAAGGGACTCAAGTCTGCTCTCCGCGACACCCTCGCTGACAACGATTCAATCGTTGCTCACGCAGAGGCCGGTCGTGAAGAGGGCGGACCCGATATTCAAGTTGAAGCAAAACACTTGACCTCGTTTCGCGAGAACCTCACCAAGGCCCGTGGCCTGCGTGAGCAAATCGAAACGATGGAAGGTCAAAAAGAAATGGCCGATTGGGCTCAGGAAGCACCTGCTCCTGAAGCAATGATCGAATCCAAATCAGTTGCTTCTTCCGTAGGTCAAGCCTTCATCGACAGCGACGAGTTTAAATCACTCGACGGTGGCCGTGGCGGTTACACCATGCACATCCCATTCAACGTCAAGGGCGACCTCGGCGGGTATTACCAAAAAGACATGTACACGACTTTGCCTTCGGGAACGCCTTCACAGTTTGGCACCCCGCAGCGTGACGCTATTGTAGACCGTGCGCATCGCACGAGCCGCATTCGTGACTTGTTCAACGTGCAACAGACCAGTACCAACCTGATTGAATACTTCCGGGTCACCGGGTTCACCAACAACTCCGCCACCGTGTCGGAACGCTCAGGCACACCTGAAGCGTTCACCTCGATGGCTCAGTCTTCATTGACTGTTGCTGGCTCCCAAGCCCCGGTCCGTACAATCGGACACTACGAGGTTGCCCATCGCAACACTCTTGACGACGAAGCCGCTTTGCGTGGCATCATCGACAACGAGTTGCTTTACGGCTTGCGTCTCACCGAGGATGACCAAATCCTCAACGGTGACGGCACTGGCACTAACCTCACCGGTATCACTCAAACTTCCGGTATCAACACCCAAGCATTGGGTTCTGACACTCGTACCGACGCAGTACGCAAAGGTATCACCAAGGTACTTCTTGCTTACTACGAACCAACCGGTATCATCGTTCACCCGAACGACTGGGAAACCATTGAGTTGCAAAAAGACGGCAACAACAACTACATGATGGCTGCTTCCATCGCCGTTGGCGCTGAAGCCCGCATGTGGCGGATGCCTGTTGTTGAATCGTCCGCTATCACCGAGGGCACTGCTCTTGTTGGTGCGTTCGGTCTTGGCGCTACCTTGTACGACCGGATGGAAGGTGCCGTACGCATTAGCGAACAGCACAGCGATTACTTCGTTCGGAACGCAGTGGCTATTCTCGCCGAAGAGCGTATCGCTCTCGCCGTGAAACGCCCAGAGTCGTTCTGCACGATCACCGGTATCTAAACGGTAAAACGCACCCTCCCTTGTGGGGGTGACGTTAAAGAAGTCGGGTCGCTTCGGTGGCCCGGCTTCTTCGCGTTTAGGGTCCTCTGGCTTTTCGGTGGGGGATCCGGTATGCTGGTGACATGTCAATAGATGCTATAAAAACAGTTGTTCTCTCGAAGGACATTTACGACGAGTCTAATGGGGCGCGTATTCTGGTTGGCCGTAAAGGCGAACGGGTGTCCCCTGAGGTGGCTCGCAAGCATGGGATTATCCCTATCGAGTCGGCGGGCATGCCTGTTCTGGAGGCCAAAGTTGTTGGTCCAACAGATCGTCAGGATTATGCTCCGGCGATGAACAAACGCTTGTTTTAACTTTCCCGGGATGAAACGTTCTGGCCCTTTGCGCCGAAATACTCCGTTGCGTCGCACCGGCCGACTTAACCCTATGAGCGATAAACGCCGTAAGGCTTTGGGCGAACGTAAAGAGGTAAGGGAGGAAGTTCTGGATCGGGACGGGTATACTTGTACTGCTAAAGATATTCTTCCTGACATAGATTGTTGGGGCCCCCTTGATGTAGATGAAATCATTGGGAGGGGTCGTGGCGGCGACTGGTTGGATCCAGAGAATTGCCAGACGCTTTGTAGAGCGCATCACATGTGGAAGCACGACAACCCGGAAAAAGCCCTCGAATTGGGTTTATCTAAAAGACTTGGACCTCGAAATGAAAACACTTATGACGGTAGCGGTACTGATAGCGTTATCGCCCCTTCTTCAGATACCGACGGCGACGCCACCGAAAACGGTTAGCGAAGCAACGAGACCTGTTGTCCGCCAAATAGCGGCCCCGGTTGTTACGGTTACATCTACTACTACAACTCTGGTTACGGTAGTAGTGACTCAAGTCGACCCGTTTTGGGTGTGGGACGCAGTGGCGTTAGTTGCGTTCCCTGAACCGGTCGGGAACACTCTCGACTATTTCGTGGATGAATATTTTTTACCAGAAGACAGGTCGTGGGCTTTACGGGTAGCGTTTTGTGAGTCGTCTGCTCAACCCGGCGACACTTATTCGGATGCGTATCATAATTCGTCTGGAGCAACAGGATGGTTTCAACACCTCCCCAAGTTCTGGGCAGAACGCTCAACCAAAGCCGGAGTTCCAAACAGCGACATGGAAGACCCGGAAAACAACGTGCTGGTCGCCGCTTGGCTGCTGTACAGCACACCTCAAGGGAAAGGGCATTGGAATGAGTCCAAGCATTGCTGGGGATAAAAACACACCGGATTGGTGGGAAGACGACGACCCGGCGGAAACGTACATTTTCACGAAATTCAAAGAGATGTTGCGTGAACAGGCAGACGAAGAATGGTACGGCCAGCCCGTCAGAGAAGAGGACTTATGAGCGACGACCGGATAAACGAAGCCGTCAAACAACGCAGGGTAAAGGACGCTGGTATCCATCTGAGTATTGTTGGGGATAGGATATGGCTATGACAAAAATTATCGAAACGGCGCGTAGACGCCATTACTCTATTTACTTAACTAAAGAAGACTTAGCGGACATGTTGGGGGTTGCTGCGGCTGGGCTTTCTGTGAGCCATGTTGATCGGGCCCCCGATAGCGACGATGCTGCGGTTAGGATCACCCTCCTTGAGGAATGCGATACTGCGCAGGCGGCTCTTTTCGGAGAATGACTGTTTTCTGCGTGATTATGTGGGAAACTATCTAAATGTACGGAAATGGAGCGTCGTTCTGGATTGAACGGCCCGAATGGCAGGCGGACTCTGCTTGTAGCGATGCCCCTGACCCTGCGATCTTTTTCCCATCTCCGGGCGACACTCAATCGTTGCGGGAAGCGAAACGGATTTGCTCTGAGTGCCCAGTTATGCTTGACTGTTTGGAGTATGCGTTTGCGAACAAGGAACGCTACGGCATATGGGGTGGGAAAAGCACCCGTGAACGCCTTCTCATTTTGAGGGCTAAACGGATGTTAGAAGAGGGCGAAGCCTAATCGACTACGAGCGTTTATAAGGTAGGCTAAGGGCATGGCTGTAATAACTTATCTCGATTTGCAGGATTACATGAATAAGTCGTTCTCCTCTGGGGAACAGACTGCCGCCACTACGATCATTGGGGCGTTAGAACGAGAACTGTCTCAAATCTTGGGGCGCACGTTAGAAGGCATCACTGTAACCGCTGAAGCCCATGTTTTACAAGGTGGGCAACGGCAAATCTTTTTACGAGAATATCCGGTTATTTCGGTGACGGCGATCAGTATCGGCGACCTTGGGTCTGAGACGGCTCAAACGGTTGCCGACTACGATATTTACCCTTGGGGTGTCGATCGCGTCAACATCGCCACACAGGGCCTCAGCGCCCTCGTGACGTACACAGCGGGCATGACTGCGTCTGACACCCAGAAACTCGAAGCAGCAGTGCTACGGGCTTCTGCTAGGGAAATGTCGATGGTTCTCGCTGACGCTCAAGGATTAAAAAACATGTCGGTTGAGGGAACAAGCCTCACGTTCGCTAACGGCGGGCAAGGCGGGTTTACCGACGACGATTTGAAACACATCAGACGGTACCGCCGTAAGGGTGTGTTCTAATGCGGGGGGCACAACACAGCCTCACCATCCGTCAAAGAACACCCACCACTGACACCGAGGGCAGGGTCTCATATGCGAACAGCGATTCATCTGTTCGAGGCCATGTGTCGTCAGGAACGGTTGATGCGTTGGATCCGGGAGACCGAGGACAGTACGGCCAGTTGATGACCGCTGTTGCTCTCGTCCCGACGGGAACAACGGTTACCGACAACGATCAGATCGTTGTGGCCGGTATCGATGCGATACTGAACGGCATTTACAATATTGACAGCATCCAATACACTCGCCTTCATTTACGGTTGGCGTTACGAGGGGTGCCGTCCTAATGGCCGCCCAAATGGATATGTACAACATTGTTCTCTCTAACGCTATGCGTGTCTACAACGGCGGGACTGGTAAAGGGACCGCAGGGTTGAAGGCTGCCGGTAAACAAATCGGTATCGCTTACACAAGAACTGTTAAAGCCCAGTATTCGAAAGGCGGAACGGGTAAAGAATACGTTCACCCCAAGGTTGGTCTTACACGGGCTTCGAACCCCGGTGAGGCACCGGCTTTACAAGCAGGGGATTTGAGAGACAGCGTCGGTTTCGATGTGTCTCGTATTCCCGGCCGTGGAGGAGGTGGACGGTTTATAGCGACTGGCCGTGTAATGGTCAACGTGTTTTCGACAAGCAAATATGCTGCCACCCACGAATACGGTTTGGGCCAGTTTGATAAGCGTCCCGCTTGGCGTCCCGTGGCTTACAACTCGGCGATGCGGAAAGCGATCGCTAACGCAGCGAAACTTCATTTCGTTAAACAGGAACGCATAACGGCCGCCATGTTTAAGGTTTCACCGATGCAACTACCTCCGATTATTATTAGGTGATTTAGATGGCTACCGTTACCTCCGCTCTCCGCACTGTCATCACTAATGCGGCTTTGTCTAATGTCACGACGAAAGTGTTTCGCGATGTTGCGCCTGATTCGACAGCGATGCCGTATATCACATTCGATGACGATTTGGCTCGTTCGCCTGTCCTATTTGGCGATAACGCTGTGAGGGCTCGCGGCCGCATGGTCCAAATCGATTTATGGCAAAACCTTGACGGTGAGGACGTAACCCTTATCGATAGTTTACTGGCGGCTGTCGATTCAGCGGACCTCACTGGTGCCGATAAAACTATTTTCGGATGCCGGGTTGTTGACATTCAACGATTCACTGAACCTTCTTCCAACCTATGTCGTCATAGTTTGACGGCCATGATAACGCAGGCGCACTAATGGCTTTCACGCAAATCACTGTTTCTGGGACTTACTACCAAACCGATGGGGTTACCCCTGCTTCGGGGGAAGTTTTGTTTGTTGCGTCTACCACGATGCAAGATTCTGTCACTAATGCGATTGTCGCTCCGACCCGTGTAACGGGAACGTTGAATGGGTCTGGGACATTTAGTGTGTCTTTGACGGCTACTGATGATTCGACAACTGAACCAACGGGTGTTACTTACGAAGTAACTGAACGCATTGTTGGTTCAGCGGAAAACAAATACAACATTGAGGTTCCTGAGAACTCTCCTTTAGGGGCATTGAACCTTGCTGATATCGCTCCGGTTGTCGCCCCAGTTACAGGTTATTCGTATGCGACACAGTCTTATGTTGATTCTAAAGTTGGGGCCTCCGCTGATTCTGTCGGTTTTGTTGCGACCGCGGAGATTCTTTCTACGAATGTTCAGGACGCTATCGAAGAGGTTCGTTCTAAGTCAAAGTATACGCATACGCAGGAATCCCCTGCTACTACATGGTCGATTACACACAACCTTCGTTTCCGTCCTAACGTCACAGTTGTCGATACTGGCGACACTGTGTGCATCGGAGATGTTGATTACACCAGCGATAATGCCCTTACCGTGACCTTCGCACAGTCCTTCGGTGGAAAGGCGTATCTTTCATAGTGGAACTGTTAACAATCGGAGGCTCCCGTGCCTAAATATCTGGTCAATGTAGACCTCAATCAGAACCAACTCGTAAAAGCGAGGGTAGAAAACCTATCCAGCGCGCCGGGTTCGCCTGTTGAGGGTCAAATCTATTTCAACACAACTGACAATGTCTTTTATATTTACGCCAACAGCGCGTGGGTTGACCTGACTAAACAGGGCACCGTTACTTCTGTCAGCGCCACTTCTCCAATAGTATCAACGGGTGGAACCACCCCGACGCTATCGATTAGCGCCGCTTCAGGGTCCGCCGCTGGGTCAATGTCATCGACGCATTACACGCTGGTTAATAACTCGACGAACGCTAATACGGCTTCGACAATCGTTAAGCGTGATGCGTCCGGGAACTTTTCCGCTGGCACCGTCACCGCTTCCTTAACGGGGAACGTAACTGGCAACTTAACTGGCGACGTAACTGGTGATGTCACCGGAAATGTTACTGGCAACGTAACCGGCAACCTGACCGGCGATGTCACTGGCGATGTAACCGGTAACTTAACCGGCAACGTAACTGGGGATGTTACCGGCACAGCCACCAACGCTGGGCACCTCGAAACCGCCCCCGCTTCCGGTGTTTACGAAGAGGGCGACTACTACTTGGCTCGCACGAACCACACTGGTTCCCAAGCAGCCTCCACTATCTCCGATTTCGACACTCAGGTTCGGACCAGCCGCTTAGACCAAATGGCTGCCCCTACTGGTGCTGTTGGAGTCAACAACCAAAAAATCACTAGCGTCGCTGATCCGACCGCTGACACTGATGCCGCTAACAAACGGTATGTTGATGCGGCCCGCTCTGGCCTTGACGTTAAAGCCTCTGTTGTGGTTGCTTCGACAGCAACCCTGTCCGCTGTTTACGACAATGGTTCCTCTGGTGTAGGCGCAACCCTCACCAACTCGGGTACTCAAGCAGCGTTGTCTCTTGATGGTGTGTCTTTGTCGGCCAGCGATCGTGTCCTTATCAAGGACCAATCCACTGCCCTGCAAAACGGTATTTATACTGTCACCACTGTCGGTACTGGTTCCGCCAACTGGGTGCTTACCCGTACTACCGACGCTGACGGTTCCGCTAACGGTCCGATCACCGGTGGTGCTTTCACATTCACCGAACAGGGTTCTGCTGGCGGAGACAAAGGGTTCGTTGTAACCACTAACGGTACTGCCACTATCGGCACTACCGGGATCACTTGGACCCAGTTTTCCGAAGCAGGCGAGTTCGTTGCCGGCGGCGGTTTAACCAAAACTGGCACCACGTTCGATGTGGTTGCTGGAACCGGCATCACGGTCAACGCCGACGATGTTCAAATTAGTGCTTCTTACGTTGGTCAAACTTCGATCACAACGTTAGGGACTATCGCTACTGGTACTTGGAATGGTGACACTCTCACTGTTGCTTATGGTGGTACTGGCGCTACGACAGTTACGTCGAACGGAATCATGTATGGGAACGGGGCGAGCGCCGTTGGCGCTACCGCTGCTGGAACCCAATACGAGGTTCTTCAAGCAGGTTCTGGTGGGACTCCCGAGTTTGGCGCTTTGGCGTTGGGTCAAGCCGCTGCGGTGTCTGGCCAGTTGCCAGTCGCTAGCGGTGGTACTGGTGCGGCGACTGCTGCTGCTGCTCGCAGCAACCTTGGCGCTACCACAAAGGTCACTGCGACTATCGGCGATGGGTCCGCAACTTCGATTGCTGTAACGCATGGTCTTTCCACCAAGGATGTCACTGTCGAGGTTTACGATGCTTCTACTAGCGACACGGTTGTCGCTAATGTGAGCCGAAACTCGACTTCTCAGGTCACTATTTCGTTTGCTTCTGCTCCGGCCACGAACGCCTATAAGGTTGTTATTATCGGTTAGGGTTGACATAGCCTCGGAGCCCTTGAGGGGGTTTTCGGGGAGGAAGGTTTAGTTGCGGCTATGCCAAAGTTTTTAGATCGAATAACGGCGCAGGAGTTTTCTTCTGCTGCGTCTGCGGCTATTGATGCGTCTGTTGATGGCGACACGAATGCTCGTATCCAAATTGATGCTGGTGGTAAAGTCACTTGGGGTTCTGGTGCCGCTGCTGGCGATGTTAACTTGTATCGTGATGCTGCTGATGCGTTGAAGACGGATGACACGCTTGAGGCTGCGTCTGGTCTGATTACTTCTACTTCTGCTGGTGCGCCTACGGCGACGATTGCTGATGGTGCGTTGGCGGTTGATACGACTAATGATGCGTTTTATTTCCGGTCTGGGTCTTCTTGGAATCAGGTAACGGGTGGTGGTGGTTCTATCACTACGTCGGATACGGCTCCTGTTTCTCCTGATGATGGTGACTTGTGGTACGAGACAGATACGGGTCGTACGTTGGTTTATTATGCGGATGGGACTTCTTCTCAGTGGGTTGAGGTTGGCGCTTCGGCTTCTGTTACGAATAATGCTATTACCACTTCGGATGCTGCTCCTTCTTCTCCTTCTGTGGGGGATATTTGGTTTGAGTCTGATACTGGCGATTTGTTTACTTATTATGATGGTGTTTGGGTTGAGGTGGGGCAGGCGACTGATACTGCGAATCTTGGTTTGTCGGATGCTGATGGCGACACGTTGATTCAGGTCGAGGAGTCTGCTGATGAGGATACGATAAGGTTTGATACTGCTGGCACGGAGCGGATGGTTATTAAACCCGATGGCAAGGTCGGTATCGGCACGGCTACACCATTGGAGCAAGTTGAAATAGCAGGCGTTAACGACCGAACAGCGTTGCGTTTATCTGGTGCTGGCGGCAGCGGTAGCGTGACCGGCAAAGTGTACTTGGGTATGCATCAATGGGCATCGGGTGCAAATCCGTCTGTCCGAATCGGCGCAGAGGAAATAACCGTTAGTAACCTGTCTCTTATACACATCTGACGCTGCCGACGATCTTACGCGTGTAGATCT